GCACGTCATAAGAAGAATAATCCCATCCCAAAACCTCATCATTTTCTGAATATTTAAGGGCGTGATCCATCAATTCCTCCCAATCTGTTGAAAAAGCGTTCACTCCAACAGCTAATTCAGCCATCAACGGATGAGTACACAAAAAGCGTGCAGTAGGCAAAAAGTACTTACGAATCAAAATTCCTAACGCAATGGGTGCGGCTTGAAACACTCGCACCTTTTCCTTCCCAATGGGTGTTGGTTCATCCTTAAGAGTGGCGGAAACAACGGGATATGCACGTTGATTGTTTTTATAACATTCAAGCATACGCTCGACTTCTTCCATTATTTCAGCACTTGGAGTTCGTGATATTAATTTCTCTCCATCACGAATTTCCTCAAAATGTTTGTTCTTCTTGCCAAAAATAGGAAAACCCATTCCAGTGTTCATAGGAATTGGTTCGATAAAACGCACGCCTGGTATTCCCATCACATTTTCTTGCAATGTCAAAGGACGCATGTATGCGTTTGGCCAATCTCGCCACGTGCTCATCGCATGTTTTAAAGGTTCGATCCAATCATCTGAAGCTTTGCGTAACAATCCTGGATCAAATTGTGTTCCAGGTTTCCCGAACTTGTCAATGTTGACATTGTAAGGTCTCCAATTGGGCTTAAGTTGTGGCCCAGCCCAACTATTTGGTACACCACATATTTCTTCAATGTACGGTGACAAAATTGATGGTATCACAGTTGTTTTTTTTTCAGAACGTAAATTTTTAGAACCTAAAACTTCCAATACATAAGTATTGTCCATCTCATGAATAAATTTGGCTTTTGGACTGACATTTGAAGATGCCAAAACTGTCTTGCCCATCTGTGTCAAGGGAATGGTTCCAGCCTCTGCAGACAAATACGTTACATTCTTGTCCAAATATTCAAAAGCTTCAGCCAACATAACAGAAGAAATTGTAACACAAATTCCACGTTGTGATAATGAATTACCACCTATGTGAAATCCTACTATTGCCGGCTGCTTATTGTCACTGACTAAAACTGACATACAAGCTCCACTGCGTGCTAACGGAGTGCTGTAACTT